TATCTGTGTGGTAAACGAGACTGTAAACGACTGTCTAACTCTTCCCAATACTCAGGATCGCTTGGATCCCAACCATCGGCAGCGAGTTCTTGGTCAACTACTTTGGCAATTCTGCTATCTGTGTCTCGAGCTTGTGGATCATACCAAGAATTCTTTTTAAGCCACTTTGTTGCATTGGCTTGTACCTCTGTGTTGATTTGATTAGGTACGTTTTCTTTTGGTGATTTAGCTTGCTCTAATTGTTGTTTTTTGTAGTATTCAGCTTGTTTCAAACGTTGTTTAGCGTCTGTTAACTGTTCTAAATACTCAACTTGACCTGCTGCATCACCGGACTGCGCGGCTTGAAGCATCTTCATTTTTGCGTATTCAACTCTAGTGGCCTCGTCTTCGATAGCCTTGTCAATCTGTGCAAACTGATATGATGCTGCGGTATTTTCTACCTTTGCCAAGCGTTCTGCTAATTCGGCGTTGCGGCGCTCAAGTGCCGTAATCTTATTTTTTGCAGAGATTTCACGTTGTTTCTTTAACTCTTTTTTGAGTTTGCGTTCTTCTCTACGAGCTTCACGAATTTTTTCACGCTCTTCGTCATTTTCGCCTTCTTCGGCTGCTTCGTCGTCTTCGCGCTCTTCATCAGTACGGTCGTCTTCTGCTTCTGCTTCTACATGACCGCCTTCTTCGTGCTCTTCAATTTCTTCTGGAAACTCTACTTTGGCAACTAAAGTGCCATCTTCCATTTCTTTCATTGGGACGTGGTCGTCCTGTTCTTTCTTAGCCATTCTTTACTTTCTACAAAGTTATTAGTCTACAAACGCTTTCATCTTTTGAGCGTACTCAAATGATTTAATCTTAGAGATTATTTCACGCGCTTGTAACGTGATAAATACAACCGCTCCACCGTCATCATCTGGGTCTATAACAAAACGATCTCCGCCGTACTTGATGGTCCTAACCAAATCACCTTCTTTACACCAAGGGCCTTCAATCCAAGGCTCTAATGTGTCCGGTGACTTATATGCTAGTGGTCCAACTTGAATTACTTTGGCTACTGTTTCGTTAAACTTCAGCGTCTGTTGAGTTTCATCAACAAAAATGATTCCGCCTTTGCTTTTAATTTTTTGTCTACGCAACTGGACCAATACTCTGTCTCCAGCTACTTCAACACCGTGGTCGATAACAGGAAAACACTCTAATTCTGTTCGTGTATCCGGTTCTTCGTTGGTTTTAATATCAATTGCCATCCGGCAATCCCTTTCTGAATCTTACGATTCGTCTTCGTCATTCTCCGTTAAAATTTCGTTGACAATATCCAAAGATAACTGCAACCCTTGGATAATGCCTACATATTGCTTATAATCATCAAATGAATTGATGTTTGAACCCGCGGTAACGGTTTCCGCATGATTCTGTATCTCAGTCCTTACGCGACCGATAATTTCACTAATAAAGTCTTTCATACTTTCACTAATACGCTGTGGCGAATTAATCCGCCCCAAAAATCAATAAAAGTTTCCGCCTTCAATTTCGTTCAGGTTCTTACCTGGACCAACTTTTGGTGATTTAGCCATCTTGTTTTGGTTTAACACTGCATTATTGGCACGCTTGGAGCCAGAATTGCCTTTATCGATGGTTGTTTCACCAGGACCACCAGCGTAGCCGGGAGTACCAGTCATTTTGTATGCTTTACGGAAGCCTAATTCGCCGCCGTCTTGTTTTTTAGTTGCCATTATTGTTCCTCAGTGGGTGTTTGGGGTTGTGCTTCTTGTTGCTGTTGTGCTTGAGACATTTGCTGTTGGTGCATCTGCTGGGCTTGTGCCAAACCCTGTTGGTGTTGCTCGTCCTGTTGCTGCATTTCTAGTGCATGCTGCTGTTGGGCCTGTGCTAAACCTTGTTGATGCTCTTGGGCTGCTTGTTGTGCCTCAATTTGTTTCTGAACTTGTTGTGCTTGTTGCTGAAATGCTTGTTGTTGAATAGCTAAACCATGCTGACGAATATCTTGGTCAGAGGCTTGAATTGCTTCCATTGCTGATTGGTTTTGTTCTGCTTCCAATTGTGTTTGGAGCTGATCCATTTGGGCACCAGCGTTAATTGAAGCAACCCGCTCTTTAGCTGCATTGTTAATATTGGCCATTGCAATATCGGTAGCGTTGCGTTGGTTATCAATGCTGGTCTGGGTGCTGTATTTAGCCTGCAACTCTTGAACTTTGGCTTGCAACTGAGCAATCTTGACCTGATAATCTTGCTGCATGCTTTGAGTATCAAGCTGCATTTTAGCTTGAGCTTCTTGTAACTTACGCTGGGTCTCGGCAGTCTGAGTCTTAACAATTGCCGCAGCAGTTGGATCAGACATAAGCATAGACTGTTGTTGAGATTGTTGAGCTTGTGCGACTTTTTGCGCTAATCCAGAGATTTGTTGTAAGAATGGTCCAATAGTTTGTTGTGCGTCTTCGCCTACCATTTGTGATGCCAAAGCTAATGCTTGTTGCGCTTCTTGGTCTAGCGGCAATTCTTGGTGTAGTTTTAAAGTATCTTCTCCACCAGAAGCATGGGCCACATAGGCACGCATAGATTGCAAATAATGCAGCGTTAAGTGTTGCTTGATGTGTTCTAATGCGTGTGGCGCAAAAGATGGTCCAATAATAGGGTTACCACCGTACGCAGGATTCATTGCATACTCAAGGTGAATCTTAAGGTGGGCAATATGGTCCTGGTCGGGGTAGGCGGCAGCGGGTCGTCCCATCGTCATAGAAACGTTTTCTAAGGCCGGATTGGATTCGTTGGCGCCTTGTGGGTTTGGCAGTACTTCTTCAAGCTCAGGAATTTTAAGTTGTTTAAGAACGCGTTTATATACAGCGCGTACATCAAACATCCCTGGAGGCGCAGAGCCTGCCATTTGTAATAGTGCTTGATTCTGAGCAAGACGTTGTGTCTCAGAAAAAATGTTAGGATCAGATACTGGACGAACATCTGAGTTGTACGCAAAGTCGCGGACCTCAATGTTTTCGCCGGACTGATTGTCCATCTCTTGCAAGTACCAATGATTGATACGGGAGATGATCTTAAGTGATTTTTCTTGGCTGCGGTGAAAGCGAGCATGAATGCTGGAGAATACTTTAGCACCTTGCTCAATCAGAGCTTGGGTTGTGCCAACAGGCATTTGGCTGTTAGCATCAGCAATCTTCTCTTCAGCGGTTGTAACAACGCCTTTAGCTGCAGAAGTTAACCAACCAAGCAAATCATAAAGGACAGATGATGGTGGGTTAAATGGCATTGGCATAGCAACTTGACGAATGTCAGTTACTCCAGCACCAGCTTCTACTTCAACTACTTGGGTTGGTTCAATCCGATCACTTTGTCCACTAACTCGTCCAGTTTTGAGTTTAAGTAGTGTTTGGCTGTTGTTGATATGAGCAGCGTCAAGCAAAGCACGTAAAGCACCAGTGAGAGCAGCAGAGAGGCCGCCAATAAGATGGGGGAGGCCAATAGCATAAGCACCACGCCAAGGAATGAACTTGAACTCAACCATCCAGTCCAATTTTTCACGTTTTTCATCATTTGCATCCCAGTTGCGGTATAGTGCTAATACTTTGTTTGTTGATTCATCAATTGTCAGAATGTATGGCGCGCGTTTGCCTTCTGTTTCTGGATCGTCTTCCAGTCGCATAAAACAAGTGATTTCATAAATACGGCGTAACTCATCAATGTTTTTACCTGGTAAGTCTTTGCCTTCAATCTTGTTGTTGGCTTTTTCAGACTGAGTCATGTCATTGATCGGAGCGTCAGACGTGTATTCCAAATTGTCTAAGTCACGATATAGACCAGCGTCAATACGTTTTAAATACTCATCGCCAGTGATGTCTTGCTGTTCGCAAACACGCTGAGATGTATAGAAGTTAGTTGTTGCGTATGGCAGGATGATGTTGTCAATCGGAACCCACTCACATGTTGGGCGCGCTTGCTCTTCATCGTACATCCACTTGAGATACTGTGATCCACCAAGTGGTAGTTGGGTAAACAACTGTTCCATCTCATCACGGAATTCAGGAACTTGCTGTGTTAACTGCCAGTTAA